ATGGGCGAGCTTGCCGCGGGACGTTTCACCGCGGAAGTGCTCCTTGACGATGTCGGAATGACAGCCCGCGGACTGATACAGCAGTATGCCCGCGACCTGTCAGCGCCGCCGAATCATCCCTTTACGGTCGAGCAGAAAGGCAGCTCAAACCCGCTGGTAGATACCGGCAGCATGATCGCAGCGATTGAGTACAGAAAGGAGTAGGCGTGTTTCACTTTGCAGACCTTGTGAAAAAGTACGCTGTCGCCTGTGAAATCGTAGCCCTGCGCGGCGGAGGCTATGAGGGCGGCGAGTATGTGCGCGGAGAGCCGGAAAGAAAAGCGGTGAATGCTGCAATCGTCCCGCTCTCTCAGGGGAAGATTTACCAGTCCGGTGGTGCGCTTACGACAAGCGACCGCGATTTTTATATCCGGAAGACCGATGACAGCATCGACCTCGACGACAAGGCTTGCACCTACTATGTGGTGCATAAGGGCAAGACCTACAAGGTCGAGGGCGCAGAGCTGCTCGCCGAGGACTATGCGGATGTGAACCGCTACACGCTGAAAAGGGTGGATAGCTTCGATGCTTAAAAAAGGGATTCAGGAATTCAATAAAGTGATTTGCGACGGCATCAAAAAAGACCTTGGCCTAATCGCCGTAAAGGCGAATCAGACCGGGCACATCCCGCCGTATCCGTACGCGAGTTTTTCGATTACGTCAATCGCCGAGAGTGGCGGAAGCTACGGGCGGACGGAGGCAGAGGAATTTAAGCCGGCCGTCGTCACGATGTCTTGGACGGTGCAGGCCGACAATGACGCGCTCTGCTGGGAGAAAGCGCAGGCGCTTGCAGACTGGTTTCGCGTTTCCGGAAGAGCCTACCTCAAAGACCAGGGCATTGCGCCGCTTGAAGTGATGGACATCAATCAGCGGGACAGCCTGATCACGATTGAGTATGAATTCCGGAAAGGCTTTGACGTGCGATTTTCCGCAATGAATGTGCTGCCGAGTACCGGCGCGAGCATCCAGACCGCGGAGATTCAGAGAAAGGAGAACTAAATGGCACTTGATGTCAATGTAAAGATTAAGCTTACAAGCGGCGCGGGCACCGATGGCTTCGGCATCCCGCTGATTCTTGTGAGCCATGCAGACAGCGCAGTGGCGTATCACGAGTGCGCGACCGCAAGCGAGGTAAAGCTCGCGGGCTTTGCCGAGGGCAGCGAGGCGTACAAGCTCTTCGTGCTCATGAAGGCGCAGGACAACGCACCGCGCCGCATCGCGCTCATCCAGACCACGGAAGGCGCTGTGGAGGCCCTTAAGAAGCTGACCGGTGTGCGACAGGTGGTCGCAGTGCTCGGCGGCGAGGACAAGGCCGTCGATGTGTCCGCCTATGTGGAGGGCAGAAGAGACTTAATCTATTTCCCGGTCCTCAACGCAACGGACGGCCTCGCAGCATACGCAAAGCGCGAGCGCACGATGATCGGTGTGCACTCCGACGGACAGAAGCTTGCAGCGGCGCTTGTCGGCGCTACGGCAGGCATGGACGCGGGCAGTTTCACCTACAAAAACATTATCTTGCAGGGCCTTGAGCCGGATGCAGAGCGCACCGAGGAAGAGATCCTCTCGCTCTCGACCGGCAGCGGAAGCGGCGGCACTTGCGCGTATACCATCGCGCGAAAGGCGGGCGACCTTGTGACCACTGAGGGCAAGGCTGCATCCGGTGAGTACCTGGACATCGTTGATTCTTTCGACTGGATTATCCAGGGAATCGAGACCGGCGCGCAGAAGCTCTTAAATGGCTCGCCGAAGCTGCCGTACGACAACCGCGGCATCGGCATGCTGGAGGGCGTGACCGCAAATGTGCTTAAGCAGGCGGACAACATGGGTATGATCGCGCATAACGCTGCGGGTGAGGCGCTCTATGCGACTGAATTCGGCGGCGTAGACGCTACGAAGGAAGCAGACCGCAGAGAGCGCAGCTACGCGCTCGGACGCTTCACTTTCACGCTCGCAGGCGCGATTCACACCGCCGAGATTAACGGCACGGTGACCATCTAACGAAAGGAGACTACGAGAATGCACGCATACGAGTTTGACCCGAATGATGTATCTATCACCCTCAGCACGAAGAGCTACGGCACTTTTGCCATCACCTGCACCGGTGAGGACGATGTGGAGTGCTCGAGGGATGAGAACGGCGCGGAGGCCGTAGTGGGCGCACAGGGCGATGTGGTCGTGAACCGCTCCCGCAATCAGCTTGGCACTATTAAATTCTCCGTGCAGGCGCAGAGCCCGCAGCTGCCCCCGCTTAAGCGACTCGCTGACTCTACGGAGCTTTTCGGCATCTGGGTGGTCAATAAGTCCACCAATGAGAAGATTGGCGGCACGCAGGCTTTTCTCAAGAAGAGCGCAGACAATAAAGTCGGCAAGAAGCTCGGAGACCGAAGCTTTGAGGTGCAGGTCCTCGATTACACGGACCGATAAGGAGGCGTAAATGGCTAAATTTTACCAGAGAACTCAGGAAATCAACGGCGTGACGTACGTCGCGCAATTTAATGGACTCAGCGCTTGGCAGGAGTGCATCGACGATTCTTACATTCCGGGCACGGACACTACGTCCACTGCCCGGTACTCGAAGAATGTCTTGAAGCGCGGCCTTCTGGAGCCGTCGGGGCTTACTCCGGACGATTTCGACACCGAGGAGGAGCTCACCGAGGTCGTGAAATTCGTCGCAGATGTCATGCGCGGACGATTTCGAAACGCCGAAGACCCGCAGGCAGCTCCGGCAAAGGGCAAGAGATAACTGGGCCTACTGGAGGCTCATTTTTGACGGACACATGGACTATGAGACGGTATTCTGCCGCCTCACACCGAATGAAATCACTGAGGCGAATGCAGCGCTGGATCATTACATCGACCTCATGAACAAGGCGCAGGAAGGAGAGTAAATGTCAGTAGTACGCGAGGATGTAGTCAAAATCACATTTGACGTCCCGAAAAATCCGCTTGGCGATGTCGACAAGAGCATGCGCGATTTGCTCTCCTCCGCGAAAGCGGCGACGAAAGCGACGAATGACGCTGTGCGAAGCTCTACCGGCGAGACAAAAAAGCTTGGCGCGTCGCTTAAGGCAGCTGCGCAGTCCGCGAAGAATTTTGTCACGAGCCTGCCGCGCAATGCGCTTGCGGCAGCGGCAAACAAGATGCGGAGTCTCGCCTCCGGCGCAAAGAATTTTGTTGTGAATTTGCCGAGGAATATCCTTCACGGCATCGTATCCGGAATTAAGGGCATCGCAAAGGCCGCCGTAAGTGCCACGAAGAAACTCGGGCTGCTTGCGGCAAACGGCCTTAAAAAGCTTGCCGGAATCAGCTTTAAGGCCGCTATCGCCGGAGTTGCGGCGCTTGGCGCAGGCATCGCTTTTATCGGGAAGCAGGCGCTCTCTGCCTTTGCGGACGCTGAGCAGCTTAAGGGCGGCGTAGAGACGCTATACGGCGGCAAAGGGTCTGCCGGTGCGAATCAGATCTTGCAGGACGCTAAGTCCGCATACAGAGAAGCCGGACTCTCCGCGAATGAGTACATGGAGACGGCTACAAGCTTCGCTGCGTCTCTTACAAATTCGCTCGGCGGAGACACGGTAAAGGCCGCTCAGATGGCAAAAACTGCGATTGTCGATATGTCGGATAACGCCAACAAAATGGGTTCCGACATTGAGAGCATCCAGAACGCCTACAATGGCTTTGCGAAGCAGAACTTCACGATGCTCGACAATCTAAAGCTCGGCTATGGCGGTACGCAGTCCGAGATGCAGCGCCTGCTCGATGATGCAAACCGGCTGAACAAAGCGGCTGGCAGAAACACCGACTACCAGATTAAAAATTACGCTGATATCGTCTCCGCAATCCATGATGTGCAGACACAAATGGGCATCGCGGGCACGACGCAGGCCGAGGCGGCAGACACGATTTCCGGCTCGATTGGCATGATGAAGGGCGCGTACTCGAACCTGGTCGCTGGCCTTGCCGACAAAAACGCGGATTTAGGGCAGCTTTTCACGGACGTGACGGACGCTGCGGGAGCGGTCTTTAAGAATGTCTTACCGCGCGTTGAGCAGATTGCTGCGGCGCTTCCGAAGGTTCTCGGAAAGGCCGCGAAGATGCTGCAGACCGAAGTGCTGCCGAAGCTCACCACCGCCATGCAGCGCATGCTGACTGAGCTGCCGACCAGAGCCGCTGCCGCTGCACGCGATATTCTGCCGCGCGTCGCGGCCTTTGCAAAGACTTCGCTTCCGGCGATGCTGCAGACCGGCACTGAGGCTATCGGGAGCTTTATCTCCGGTGTGACCTCGGTGCTGCCGCAGGTCGGTGAGAGTGGCGTGCAGATGCTAACCAGCATGGTGTCGGGCGTAGCATCG